CCACGGAGAACGCCGACGACTTCGAGAAAAACATGATCACCATCCGTTGTGAAGAACGTCTGGCGCTGGCTGTGAAACGCCCTGAGGCGTTCGTGTACGGTTCATTCAGCACCGGCGCGGGTAGTTGATAACTATTGCGGCCTTTGGGCCGCTTTTTTTCGGGGCAAACAAATGCTTGATCAGAATGTGGTGAAACAGCATTGCCGGATTGATACCGACTTTACGGGTGATGATGCTCTGCTTGAGATTTACACAGGTGCGGCGGCCCGGTACGTCCAGACATGGACAAGGCGAACGCTGTATGAAAATGAAAGCAGCCCTGGCTATTCAGACGACCCGGACCCGATTCTACTGAATGATGATGTTAAGGCAGCCATGTTACTGCTGATCGGACACTGGTATGCCAACAGAGAGACAGTGTCCGTCGGCCAGACCGTGGCAGAGGTACCCTTTGCAGTTGAAGCCTTGCTGCAACCATACCGAATTTACGGGGTGTAAAAATGTCCTGTTCAGGATGTGCTGAAAGGCGCGAGTGGTTAAAAAAATGGGCGAAAATTGCGTATGAACGAGCAACAGGCAAACGAACTGATAGCGGCGCTACGCGAACAGACAGCAGCGCAAATGGCACAAACGGACGCGATAAACCGACTGGCTGATTCGAATGTGGCACTATGTGATCTACTTATCCAGTCTATGGCTGAAGATGACACAATCGAAATTACTACGCTTGATGATTTAAAACCACAATACCTCAGCCAAAAAGCAAGGGGGTAGTATGCAGGCCGGGAAATTACGGCACCAGGTCACAATCCAGGAGCCGGTGACGGAACAGAATCCTGATACAGGAGCTGTAAATAAAACCTGGCGTGATGTCGCAATTGTCTGGGCAGAGGTGTCCCCTTTGTCGGCTCGCGAGTTTATTGCGGCTCAAGCATCGCAGGGGGAAATAACTACCCGTATCACAATTCGCTTTCGACCGGGAATTACCCGGATGAATCGCATCCTGTTTCGCAGTGGGATATATAACATCGAGGGTGTGCTTCCTGATCCGAAAAGTGGCCGCGAATATCTTACGCTTCCCTGCTCTGAAGGGGTAAACGATGGCTGATGGTGTAGAGGTAAATCTTACCGGACTTGAATCATTGCTGGGGAAAATGGATGCCGTTTCTGAGGTGACACGCAATAAAGCAGGTCGCTTTGCCCTGCGCAAGGCAGCAAATGTGATACGTGACCGTGCGCGGAGTAATGCGGCACGTGTTGATGATCCTCTTACAAAAGAGGCTATCTACAAAAATATTGTTGCCAGTTTCAGCAGCAAACAATTCCGCAGGACAGGTGATCTGGCTTTCCGAGTGGGCGTGATGGGCGGTGCCAGACAGTATGGAAATACGAAGGAAAACGTAAGAAAAGGCAGGGCTGGGAATTCTTATAAAACCCTCGGAGATAAAAGCAATCCTGGTGGTGATACCTGGTACTGGAGGTTTCTGGAATTTGGTACGGAACATGCCTCAGCTAAACCAGTCCTCAGGACAGCAATCAATGGTGTAGATACTGCTGTTATTTCCGTTTTTTCTGAAGAAATGGGAAAGGCTGTCGATCGAGCTATTCGGCAGGCCGCAAAGAAAGGTACTAAAGCATGATAGCTCCTATTTTTAGAGTATGCACAGCCAGTCAGGAGGTTCGTGACCTGCTTGGGGAGTCTCCCGTGAGGCTGTATCCCTTCGGCAAACATTTTGATGAGGTCGTCTATCCCTATGCCGTCTGGCAGAATATTGGTGGAGATCCGCAAAATTATCTGAAACAGCGTCCTGATGTTGATCGCTTTTCTGTTCAAGTTGACGTTTACGCAGACACTGATACGGATGTAATCGCGGTTGCATGCGCGCTTCGGGATGCTATTGAAGGCAGCGCAATAATTACCCGCTGGGGAGTACAGGAGATTGAGACCAGCACAATGAAATATCGATATTCCTTCGACGTCGATTGGCTCGTAAAACGATAAAACCATCCTTTCACATAACACCGGCATCTGCCGGTTTTTTTATACCCGGAGATAACTATGTCAGTAGTAACTCAAGGCACACAGTTGTATGTGCTCGCGAATAGTGTCGTGAGCGAAATTGAATGTATCACTTCTTTTTCACCAGGTAGTAGCCCCGCTGACCAGATTGAAGATACCTGTCTCAGCGAAAGAAATACCCGTAAGTATAAAAAAGGTCTGAGAACTCCAGGTCAGGCAACCGCTGCACTTAATGCCGATCCTGCTAACGATAGTCATTTGCTATTAAGTAACCTTGCTGAATCAAATGACCAGCAGGATTTAACATTTGCACTGGGCTGGGCAGACGGTGAGTCAGAACCAACAGCAGGTAGTGGTCCTGGATCTGTAGATGGTCTTATTCTGCCGACTGATCGCACCTGGTATGTATTCAAAGGATATGTTTCAGACTTCCCGTTCGATTTTCAGGGAAATACCGTCGTCCAGACATCCGCTACTATTCAGCGATCAGGACAGGGCGTTTGGGTTCCAAAAGTGCAGTCAGGTAGTTGATTTATAGCGGGGTTTAACCCCGCATTGGGAACAATCATTTCGGAGTTTTAAATGAAACTGACACTCGATACTTTAAAAAAAGCAGGCGCATTCACCGGCCGTCCGGTAGAGAAAGAAATCACATGGAAAGATGCAGATGGCGTAGAGCACACCGCAATTACTTACGTTCGTCCTCTGGGCTTCCACTCCACCAAGTTTGACCTGCTGGCCATGAACGGAAAATCAGACGGCGTAGCCTGCCGTATCGCGTCTTCCATCTGCGACGAAGACGGGAACCCTGTTCTTACTCCAGACGATGTTACCGGCCATGCTGATTCTGAGCGCGGGGCGCTTGATGGCAACCTGACAATTGCGCTTCTAGTAGCCATTCAGGAAGTGAATAGTATGGGAAAGGAGAGCTCAGCGCAGAAGACGAATTCTGGTGTGAATTAGTCCTTAACGGTATCGGTGGGAGAACCATTGCCGAAGCTCAGGAATTCATAAGCATAAGAGAATACCAGGTGTGGGCAGCATACCGCTCTAAATATGGCAGCCTGAATCCTATGATGCGAACTGAATGGGCTGCAGGCCTGGTTGCTTCTGTGCTGGCAAATATCAATCGGGGAAAAGACACCCCGCCTTTCACCATTACCGACTTCACCCCCCACATCAACGCGCCCGCGATCACTCTCGAAGAGGCCATGAAGGAGTGGACATAAACTATGGCTGGGAAAAATCTCGGTACACTGACTATCGACCTGATTGCAAAAACGGGTGGATTTATTGCAGGCCTTAACCAGGCAGAACGCGCATCATCAAAATGGAGCAAACAGGTACAAGACGATGCAGCAGCAGCAGGGACGTCACTGGCAGGAATAGGTGCGGCTGCAGTAACTGCAGGGCTTGCTGTTGGTGCGGCTGGCTTTCAGTTACTGAAAAGTACCTCCAAACAAATTACCGAAACTGACCGCTGGGCAAAGTCATTAAGGATTTCAACACAGGAACTGTTAGCGTGGCAGTTTGCTGCTGAAAAGGCCGGGGTGTCCGGCGATCAGATGGCTGATATTTTCAAGGATATTGGTGATAAGATCGGTGATGCAGTCCTGAATAAATCAGGTGAAGCTGTTGATGCCCTTAATGCTCTTGGATTGTCAGCCGAGAAATTATCCAAAGTTAGCCCTGATAAACAACTTCTGGCGATTGGTGAATCTCTTGGCAAGATCGGCACTAATGCCGAAAAGACAACCATACTGGAAAGCCTGGGAAATGATCTGTCAAAGCTGCTTCCGTTGTTCGATAACAATAATGAAAAACTGAAGCAGTTTCTTGAACTGGCTAAAGACTATGGCGTTGCGCCTGACCCCGCTTCGATTGATGACCTGGTTAAAGTTAACCAGTTATTTGAAGATATGGAAGCGCAGGTAGCAGGTCTTAAAATGGAGATCGCAGCGGGTCTGGCAAAAGTTGACCTGACCCCACTTCAAAACTCTCTCGATAAGCTTCACGATGTTTTAACCGATCCTGTTGTGCTGCAGGGAATTTCTGATCTCGTATCTGAAGTCGCTCAGCTTGCCGGGTGGCTGGTTAAGGCTGCTGCTGGCGCAGGGCAACTTGCCGCAAGCACCGGCAATAGGTTTGCTGCCTTAAGCGGTAAAATTGACCTGAACAATATTGATCAGGTTAATGAGCGTATTGCTTATCTTCAAAAAAATCTTGAGGGAAGGAAAAGTATTTACTCTCAGGATAAATCAATGTTCGCCTGGTTCACAGGCGGAGATGACAGTGTAAAAGCCCTCAATGATGAACTGAACACGCTTATCCAAACCAGAGATAAGTTGTCAAAACCAGTTGTTGGCGCTCTTCCTCTTGGGGCCGCCACCGTAGGGGCAGACAAACCATTTGCGCTCCCTCCAGGAAGCACTAACGGAAAAGTGACTCCTGACGCAGGTGCCAAGAAACTTGAAACTGCATTCAAGGCACTGGAAACGAGCTATCAGCGACAGATCGCGTTAATTGACATCACCGGGAAAAAAAATCAGGAAGTAACCGAGGTTGAAAAACTCCGGTTCGATTTAACAACCGGCAAGCTATCGGGTATTAATTCTGCTCAGCAGGAGAGGCTTCAGCAATTAGCTACTGAGGTTGACAGGCTTAATGCTCTCAAAAAGGCCAATGAGGAAAACCTGAAGCTTGCAGAGTTCGCGGCAAATCTCAGAAAGCAAAATCAAAATGATAAGTCTGCCAATGACGCAGAATTCGTTGGCGCTGGCATGGGCGAGAAAACCCGTCAGCACATGCAGGAGTTGCTGGATATCCAGAGCGGTTTTCTTGAGAAACAGGCCGACCTACAGAAGCAGTATCAGAGTGGTGACATAACGAAATCACTATATGACCAGGAAACTCAGGCGCTGCAGGATGCGCTGAATGAACGTTTGGAAATACAGGAGGACTACTATCAAAAGTCTGATGACAAGATGGGTGACTGGCAAAGCGGAATATTCGACTCGTTGAATGATTATGCTGAGAAATCTTCTGACTATTATCAGATTGCCGCCGATGGGATGACATCTATTCTTGATAGCGCAACGTCTTCTATAGCAGATAACCTTCAGGACTTAATCACCGGCGCTGAAGATTTAGGTGATTTCTTCAGTAATATTTTTGCTGACCTTGGTCAGGTTGTTATTAAAACCCTCACTGAAATGGCGGCTCAATGGCTGGTGTATCAGGGTGTTCAGTTGCTTGTCGGTAAAACTGCTCAGGCCTCTGCAGCAGGAACATTGATAGGTAATGCCCAGGCCACTTCTTTCCAGGCTCAGCTCGCGGCGTATGCGTCAACAGCGGCAATTCCTATCGTCGGTCCAGCTCTTGCCCCTGGGTCAATGGCAGCCGCAGCAGCAATTACTGCTCCTCTGGTAGCAGGTGTCAGCGTATCAGCTCTTTCTGGCATGGCACACGACGGTATTGATAGTGTTCCTGAAACGGGGACATGGTTGTTGCAGCAAGGTGAGCGAGTTACTACGGCGAAGACCAGCGCAAAACTGGATGCCACTCTGGATCGAGTTAATAAGCAAACCAGTAATGGCGGTGGAGGGACTTATGCACCTCAGATTTATGTGAACGGTGATCCTGATGCCCGAACTATTGAGATGCTAAAGCAAGCTGTAAGGGATGGAGCTCAGCTCGGCTATAAGATGGTGAATGACGATCTGGCCAGCGGGAAGGGTAAGACATCTAAATCTCTTTCTGGTGGCTGGGGAGTAAGGAGAAAGGCTGGCTAATGGCTATCACAACCAATATTAACTATCCGCACGATTACCTTCCTGTTCCTCTTCAGGAAGGGTACGGATTAAAACCGGTAAGTCCGTTACTTCGCACAACTATAACATCAGGCCGAGCCAGACAGCGTCGCCGTTATATGTCGACGCCAACAATGGCTAGCGTAACCTGGATTTTTACGGAAAAGCAGGCTCAGACATTCGAGGCATGGTTTCGTGATGCAATAACTGATGGTGCTGCATGGTTCAACATAAACCTGCGAACCCCTGGAGGAGAATCACCAAAGGTATGCAGGTTTACTGATATCTACGATGGGCCAACTATCATCGGTGGTAATTACTGGCAGTACACCGCAGAGCTTGAATTATATGAGCGCCCATTGCTACCTCCTCCTTGGGGTCAGTTCCCAGAGTTCATTTCAGGTATGGATATCATCGACCTTGCTCTTAACAGGGAGTGGCCAGAAGCATGACTGTTCTTAACAGGTTGTACGCCAGCAGCGGAAGTGAAGTGATCATTGATACTCTTCAGATAACTGTTGGAGGAGTTGACTACTGGTTAACGCGAGGATGGGACGATGTCACGGTAACACTGGAGAACGGACAGAAGGCAACATTTATCGGTTCTGCAATTGATATTGCGCTTCCTGCTCGTAATTCAGATGGGACTCAGGACCTGAAATTTGCCATCAGCAATATTGACGGCATTGTTTCTACTGCGATCAGAAATGCCCTTGATAATCTGAAAAATGCCAGCCTGACATTCCGCCGTTATGTTTCTTCTGACCTTTCTGCACCTGCCGCTCCACCATACTCCCTTGCTATCAAGAATGGTTCCTGGACGGCGACGGAAGTACAGATCACGGCAGGTTATATGAACATCCTTGATACCGCGTGGCCTCGTTACCGTTACACACTTCCTGACTTCCCTAGTCTTCGTTATCTGACGTAAGGACTAATCATGTTTGATCCTGATAAATACCGTTCAGTCACATGGCTGAAGGGCGGTCGCGTTTACCCTGAACTTGACTGTTTTGGGATAGTAAATGAGATACGCCGTGACCTTAATCTTAAGCCCTGGCCAGAATTTGCCGGAGTGACGAAAGATGACAATGGTCTTGATCGAGAGGCCAGGGGGCTGATGTCTGAGCTTTCAATATGCGAGCCTGTTCCAGGGGCAGGTATTGCATGCTATTCGGCGGGGATGGTAACGCACGTTGCGATTGTTGTAGATATCGGAGGCCAGTTGTACGCAGCCGAGTGTAACCCAAAATCGAACGTGTCATTTATACCACTTTCCCGATTTGAGAGACGATTTGTGAAGGTGGAGTATTATCAGTGACGATCAGAATCTATCCATCAAGACTGCCAGGTGAGCCACTTGAAACACATGAGCACGGTGAAATAAGTCTGGCAAACTGGTTCTCACAAAACGTTGAAGGATGGGAGCTTGACCGGCAGCACCCTATTGCTGTTGAAGTTAATGGCGTTCCTTTCGCTCACCATGAATGGCCAGATCTTTTAATTTCTGAAAATGACAATATCTGCATCTATCCCGTTCCATATGGTACCGGTCTTGAAATTGTTGCCTGGGTAGCGGTAGGTGTCGCTGTGGCCAGCGCTGCGTATTCAATCTTCATGATGAGCAATATGCAGACTGGTGGCTATAGCCAGCCAGGTAATGGAGATCAGATTGACCTCAACCCGGCAAAGGCAAACACCGCAAAACTTGGCGATCCTATCCGTGAAGTTTTTGGTAAGTACCGGGTGTGGCCAGATTATGTTGTCCAGCCTGTAAGTCGTTTTGTAAACGAAAAAGACATGATTACCAGCATGTTTCTAAATATCGGTGTAGGCAAATTCACTTTGCCAGTTTCTGAAATGAGGATCGGGAATACTCCATTTGCAGCTTTCGGTGCTGATGTTTCCTACACCATCTATCAGCCAGGCGATGATGTGTCAGGCGATGCTCGTTCAGAAAACTGGTTTAACTCTCCTGAAGTAGGCAATACCACATCGGGAACTGCTGGGCTTGATCTCGGTTCAAGCGGTCCTGAGACAGTGAGCGTGGTTGCGGATGGGCTTCTCTTGAATTCCAATACCGTAACCCTTATCGGCTCATCTTCCAGCGATGAAGATACTGAGATTCCGCCTTCATGGACTACCGGCACTATCATTGATATCGAAGCTCCTGACACGTATTTGATAGACATCAATAACGGTTACAGTGTTATTTATGGATCTGTATCAGAGATGGCTCCGGTTGTAGGTATGGCCATGACGCTTGAGCTGAATAACGATACGTTTGATTTGTTTGTGGCTGCATATAGCCCATCAGTTCCAGCAGTACCTGGTGTTGGCGGAAGTACAGCCAGCATTGCGGCCAGTGCATCACCAACGACATATGATTTCAGTTCTATTCCTCAAACTTTTACGATCACATGGAAGACCGTAACCTATACCATTTCGCTGACCAGCAATTACGTAACAATGAGTGGACTAGTTAATGCCATAAGCAGCCAGATAACAGCGTCTGGCTTGCGGGCAAGAGATAATTCTGGACGAGTGGTCATTGATGAAGTCAGCAGCCCTTATGCTGGTGGATCAATCACGCATAGTTCATTGCCCGTGACTGTTTTTGGTAGTTCGCCAGTTGATACAGCCGGCGTTGCCTCAACAGGAGGAACTGCAGCTGTACCAGCCAGCTTACGCCTGTCATACGATTCAGCAACAGGCACAAAATTTGCTGGAATACCAGTAGGTTCACAGCGACTTACACTCTATCCGACAGATTATAAATATAAAATCGCTTCTATTTCCGGTCTTACTATTACCGTTGGAAGAGTTCACATCACAGTTGACTCTTCTGGTAATACAATAACCACGGATGATCCTACCTGGCCTGGATTTATTCAGCGTACTGTTCTTGATGGTTCTGTTACAGGAATCAATGATGATTATGACTGGGTAGGACCGTTCCTTACCTGCCCAGACGGAGAAACAACAAACCGTATAGAATTTAATCTTAACTTCCAGAATGGTCTTGCAAAATATAATAGTAAAGGTAAAAAACGTTCTAAGACCGTTGGTTTGTACGTCCAGTATCGTTTGTCAGGGGCAGCAACTTGGACAACTCTTGAGCTAAGTTATACGCGGAATATTGAAGACCAGATCGGCTTTACTCGTGCAATTGATGTTATTCCTGGGCAGTACGAAATAAGGATGAGACGGAAAGACCCTCCTTCTGGTGGTTCTACCCGTGATCAAGTTTACTGGCAAGCTTTGCGGTCACGATTATCAAAAAGGCCAACAAGCTATCGTAATATAACTACCCTTGCTCTAAGCATCAGGACAGGTAACCGCCTTGGGGCTCAATCTGACAGGCGTGTAAATGTCACTCCAACACGTCAATATGATGAAGGTAGCCCCCGCAGCATCAGTGCAGCCCTTTATCACGTGCTCAAATCACTTGGGTATCAGGATAATGAAATTGACAGGTCCGCGATAGACGCACTGGAAACTACCTACTGGACGCCACGTAGCGAGACATTCGATTTCGCAACCACTGATACTGTTTCTGCACTGGATATGCTCAAGACCATTACTAACGCCGGAATGGGCTATTTTCTCCTTTCTGATGGGATGGCTTCAGCTGGTAGGGAAGGTGTTAAGCCATGGACCGGGATGATCACGCCACAGGAAACGACTGCCGAACTGACGACATCATTCAAAGCACCGAATGAAGACGATTATGATGGCGTTGATGTTACGTACATTAATGAACTCACATGGGCAGAAGAAACTGTCCAGTGTCGCTTACCAGGAAATCCCACTCCTGTTAAAGTCGAGAATTTCCAACTGGATGGAGTTCTGAATCAGGATCGCGCATATCGAATTGGGATGCGACGTTTACTGGGTTATCAGTTACAGAGGTTATCGCATGACACCTCTACTGAAATGGATGCGCTATGTTACGAATTTATGGACAGGGTAATTTTCACCGATGATATTCCTGGTAACCAGACATTGAGTTGTCTGATTGAGGACATGAATTATGACAGCAGTACCATAACCTTAGTTCTTAGCGAACCACCTGATTGGAGTTTTCCAGAACCAAGGGTAATTATCAGGAACCAGGAAGGTAAAGCCTCAGCGTTACTCGTTCCAAAACGAATTGACGACTTTACAATAACAGTTCCTTACTCCTCTGATTTATCTCCAGAAACATGGATCATGGATGACCCTGCAATTGAGCCATTGCGTCTTATGTTTTGCTCATCTACCCGCGTAGGTTATGACGCCCTGATAGGGGAAATATCTCCCGGAAGTGATGGCACAAATGATGTAACGGCCATTCAGTACAACCCAGCAAAATACCAGTATGACGACGCAACTTATCCAGGTGATGTCGTTTAAACGGAAATTCATAACAAACCCGCTTAGGCGGGTTTTTTTATGCCCGGAGCATGCATGACAACCTACGCTACGAATAACCCTCTTGGCTCGACAGATCCTCGCGACCTGTATGATAACAGCCAAAACTTCGATCACCTCTCAGTTGACCGTGAAAATGAGACATGGCCTGACCGACTCGGCAATGATCGTCTGACATGGCATGGTATTGAGAAAATGAGTACGGAAGCCATTAGTGCTTATGGCTGGATAACTCTTGAATCATTCCAGGATGGGGCTGATATCACTCTGCCAAATCAGGCTCTGCGTGATGAGGTAACTGGCGAATACTATCGTTGGGATGGGGCATTGCCAAAACATGTTGATGCTGGCTCAACCCCTGCTTCATCAGGTGGTGTTGGTCCTGGCAAATGGTTAAGCATAGGTGATTCTTCCCTAAGGTCTGCCCTTCTTAACAAAATTATTGATAGTAATAATAAAGCCTACGGTACGCTTTATCGCACTTTGAAATACTTTGGTGCTGCAGGCGATGGGGTAACTGATGATACAGCAGCCTTGCTTGCTGCTGACGCTTACAGCATTTCATCTGGTGAGCCAATTCGAGTAACTAGTGGAATTTACAAGATACTTAATGCAAATATTGGAGGTTGTTATGTCGGAGATAATGGTTCTATTTTCTTTGGTGAAATAGGTGCTCTGGATAACGTAATAATTGCAAAATCTGGCCTTCGCATGAAAAACATCGAGGTTAGAAAAAAACAGACAGCATGGGCTTTACATGGGGCTTATGGAAACTGCATGCGAATTGGTAATTACGAACAGCCCGCTGATGGCTCAACACCTGTAAGTGGGGTAAAACTTGATCGCGTTGTGATGTCAGCAATTCAGACATCATTTACCAACCAAGGATTAGAAATACTTGGTGATGTATGGGATGTGACTCTTAACAACTGCAAAGCAATTGGTCCTATTGGAGCAGCAATTATCGCACATTGGGGGGGGGATGTTGGGTATACGGGAGATAGCGCAAATGTGACGTATTCATTCCATCCACATGGGATCAGACTTAATAATTTCAGATGTGAGAAAGATTCTTCAGGTCTTTTCCCAACTACTGGTATTATTTTATCCGCCTGTTATGACGTTATTGGAGATATCTATGGGACATCCATGGATAGGCTCCTAGATATCACCCCCGGAGATGTTTATAACGAGGTTGCCGTAAGTAGGGATAAAGATAAACCATGTACTGGTATTTATATGAATGCATATGCAGAGTCTCCAAACCCTACAAATACAGGAATTGCTTGCATTAGGGTTTCAGGAAATCCGCAAAATATTAGAACAAACCAAGTTAAGTATTATGGCAATGATTATAATGCAAAATTTGATGTAACGGTTAACTTCACAATTAACGCTAGTGATGTTGTTTTCTCCATCCCATTAGTGCAAGTTCAATATTGCTCAAATGCTACTGTTCATGGGACCATTATCGGTGGTGGGAGATCTTCTGTTTGGCCTTTACAAACAGATTACAACCGAAATTGTAGCATTGATATATCAAGCCCAACTGCGGTTAAATCTTTCCACAGAGATAGAGGATCACAGAAAACTGCATTTACAGTTGATTTAAATAGAGACCGTTCATTGGCTTACGCATCAGATGACTATGGTATTTTGGCTCAATCATTCATATCCAGTAACTTCACGACTGACGCCGCATCGGCGTCTGGGTCGACAACAATAAATGTCCGTGGCGGGGGATCGGATGCAGTTGTTATGGCTGGCTCAATAGTAAGAAATGCTGGCGGCGGGGCGATTGGTCGTCTTGTAAAAACTACCCGAATACCATTAGGTGCGTCAAACATCACTGTATTACAAACGACACCATTAACTTCATCTATAGGAGCTGGCTTGGGCGTACTCTTCAGTCTTGAAGAAGAAGAGACAACATTTAATGGTTCAGTTTCAGGTTTCATGAGGTCTATACAGTTAGTTAATGCAAGGGGTATTAGTTTTAGAGATATGAATTTAGCTAACTCACAGCGTTGTCATGTGTATTTTTCAGGAGATTGTAGAAATATTTTATTTGATGGTTGCCGATTTACAGGTGCAAACATGGCGAATGATGGCATTGAACCTTACGATGCTACTTGTTCAGGTACTGATATTCTTCGGGCTATAACATTCAGGTCTTGTAAGTTTGAGATTTCAACCATAACTAATGTTTCTGTAGGTATATATATCCCAACAACTAATCACTCAGGATGCTCTGCTTCGGGATCTGATTTTGGTGTTTTCACAACGGCTGGGATTAGTGTTTCAGTAAGTTCTGTATCATCCGCATATAATATGTTTAGGAATTACGACAACTACGCAACATCTGGAACAGTTCTGTATACTGGCTCACCATCTGGAACGTATATTGGCACACGCTTCGTTGGTGAGGATGGCGCTATCCCATCAGCAGGAAACTGGAAACGTGGTGATATAATACGGACAACAACTCCTGTTGCGTCTGGTACAGAGGGATGGATCTGCGTTGCGACTGGTACACCTGGAACATGGAAGACGTTAGGAAATATTGGTGCCTAAGTAGGTATGCCCCGTTATGCGGGGCTTACTTTATAAGAATTTGACAATATACGTCTTGCGAAACTAATAGATGGCTTTTCTATAAATCTATTCATCAACCATGAAATTATAAGTGTTGTGAGCAAAATGGCTGGAACCTTTACCACCCACCCTTCCATTGTCCATTGCCCTGGGAAAAAATCCATAAACAATCTTATCACCATCCAATGACAAAGGTATATTGAGTATGAGATATCTCCCAAAAATGATAAAGATCTGATCTCCTTAACACGCCCAAACCCAAACAAAAGAGCAGATAGGAATGTAATTAAGGCCAAAACGAACCTTTCTGCCTCACTTACTTTTATGTTCAGTATTAAATAAATGCATATTATAAATGTGAGTGTCGCTAGTATCGTGGCAGGGAAGCTGTTTTTGATGTTATTTATTCCCGAATTCAAGTCCGAAGTGCGACACTCTCCAATTTAAGCGGCTAGCCTCATTT